CCGAGTACGGCGACGATTCCTATGGGGTGAGCGAATGACCGCCGGCACCCGTCGCCATTACGTCGAAGTTCAACGCCCATCCGCAGCCATCGACGGACGCGGACAAAGCGAGGGACCGCCCGAGACGATCTATCGCGCGTTGCCAGCCGAGATTCGCACGCTCAACACGCGGGAGCAGGAATTGGCCCGGCAGGTATACGCATTGGCGACGCACGAAATCCGCGTTTGGCCAGACCCGCGTAAGCCAATCATGGAAACGGACTGCCTTTTGCTCGGCGAGCGAAAGCTAGAAGTGGGCGGAGTGAACGACGTACGGCAAACCGGGATTGAACTGGTTTTGATTTGCGGGGAGGTGCGTGATGGCTGAAATCGCCCTCGACTTCCGCACGTTCCTGCTGGCCGATAGCTCGGTTGCCTCTGTTGCTGGCGACCGCATTCATCACAACCACGTTCCACAGGGGAAGGTTAAGCCGTTCGTCTTTTATCGCCGCCGCAACACCGAGCATATCGTTTGCCTCGATGATTCCAACGGTCAGACGCCAGACAGCTACGCCTTCGACGTTGAGGCGATTGCCACCAATCCAGACCAAGCGGAAGAGCTAGCCGGCTACATCCGCAGCCGTTGCCATCTGTTTCGTGGGGCGCTCGGCGAGACGACTACTAAAGGCGTTTTCGTTCAGGACGTCAGCGAGGACTACGTACCGCGAGGGACTGGCGGCGACGTTGGGCTTACCGTGATCGCTTTCGATGTTGAGGTTCACGTATGAGCACCTCTATCAAGCTGGTTGGCGTCAAGGAAGCCATCGCCGATATCCACCGACTGGGCTTCCGCGTTCGCAAGGTTCACAGCCGCAACGCTGTTAGCGCGGCTGGCGGCGTGATGCGTCGCGAGATCGAGCGAACCGCCCCGGAAGAATCGGGCACGCTGAAAAGAAATATCCGCGTCCGCATCGGCGTAAAGAAATCTAGCGGCGATTGGTACGCCAGCATCGGGGCGAGGCGAAAAGCCAAGGTTAAGGGCGTTAAATCGTCGGTAAAGCAAGCCGTTTCATTCAGGAAAGACGGAACCGCCAAGCGAATCACGGAAGCTAGGGCAAAGAAGATTCTCGCCGTTGGCGGTCGTGTCGGCTATCGCGGGCCATCGCGCTACATCCACTTAACCGAGAAACGCAACGCCAGCAGCGCGGGCTATATCTCGGCAGCCGCCAAAGGCAAAGCAACAGAGGCGGCAAACGCCGCAATTCGACAACTGCAAAAAGCAATAACCACGGAGGCCCGCAATGGCTGATCGACTCATTGGATATGGAACCACCGTCAGCCACGACTTGGCGGGCGGAAGCACGTTTGTCGCCGTCTCGCTCATCACAGACTGCACGCCACCGGCTACCGAATTCGAGATGGTGGACGTTACCGGGCTGGCCGATTCCCGCAAAAAGGAAGTGCCAGGGCAAATCAACGTCTCGCCGTTCACCATCGGCTTGATGTTCGAGCCATCGGACACCACCCACGCCAGCTACCGCACCACGGCAATCGCCAAGACGGAAGTGAACTGGCGAGTGACCTGGACCGACTCGGCGACCTGGACCTTTAAGGGCTATATCGCTTCATTCGTTCTGGGGCAGGTTCTGCCTAACCAGAAGATCACGGCGACGATGACCATTTCGCCAACTGAAAATCCGACTGTTGCCTAACCATGACCATCGCTGATTACTTTGCAAAGACCGCAAAGGCCGTCGATATCGGCGGCTTTGAGTGGAAGATTCGCAAGCTCTCCATTAAGGAGCACCGGCACTTTGAGGCAACACGCCCGAAGGAAGGCGCCACCGATGAGGACTGGATTGCGTTTCATGCGGAGCTAGTTTCTTTGGCTGTTGTGGAACCTGCAATTATCCAGGCAGAGGTTGAATCGGTGATTAGCCTCGGCGACTTGACCGAGCTTTCGCGGGCAATTGTGGAGCACAGCAGCCCAAAAAAGTAACCAGCAGGGAGCAAGATTTTGATTTTGTTCTCTGCCGTACGCTTGGGATTCACCACCCATCGTTAATCGACGACTGGCCGCAAGAGTGGTATCAGGACTGGCTAGAGCAGTACATTCGCGAACCGTGGACGCCCTTCCCAGAGAAAACCGCCGATCAATCCTATGTGGAGTTGATGGCCAAGAAAAAAGAATGGATGGCTAAAAATGGCTGATACCGTTAGCCGCCTCGCCATTCAGGTTGGGATGGACACCAAGCCGTTACAAAGCGGCGTCGGTCAAGCCAGCAGCATTCTATCCACGCTGGCCAGTCGCTTTACGCTGGCGGTTGACCCGATTCAGCTTGTCGGTCAGGGCGTGTCAGCAATCTCGCGAGCGGCATCAGAGGCAAGCCGCTATTTGATGGACCTTGCAAGCACGACGGAAACAGTCGGGCTTGCCCTCTCTTTCGCCGCTGATTCTGCCGCTGAATTTAATCAGCTAATGTCCACCACGATGGACTTTGGGGCTGGGCAGTTTGAAGATGCGGAAATCTCCAACGTGGTCCGCCAGCTAAAGCTGTTTGGGGCAGAGGGGCAAAACATCGGCGGCGTGCTGGACGTGATGGGCCGGCTGGCAATCGGCAGCGGGAATAGCCTGGAATCTGTTGCCGATGTGCTGCAAAAAATCCGCTTTGATGGCGAGGTAACTTTCAAAGACCTTCGCCAGTTGATGCAGATGAACATCCCGATAACCGACGAGCTTGCAAAAAACCTTGGAGTAACCAAGGGCGAAATCGTCACGATGGCGGAAGAGGGGAAAATCAGCCTAGAGCAAGTCAACGAAGCCCTGGCAAAGCTGACCATCGAGGGCGGACGATTCGGCGAAGCTATCGAGATGCAAACCGACACGCTAGCCGGTTCGTGGAAAGAACTGTGGGATTCGCTCGACGACCTGTTCCGCCCCTTGGCATCGCTGCTTGGCGGAATCGTCAAAGAGCTAATTAAGGGTCTGACGGTTCTCGTTAAGTCGGCCAATGAGTTCCAAATGTGGATGCTCGGTTCTGCCGAGGCTACCGACCAAGCGGCTGGGGCTGGCGGTAAGTTTGTTGAAGAGATGAGCAAGGGCGAGAAGGCAGCGGAAGGCGTCGCCAAAAACACCATGACCGCAGCCGAGGCGGCAAAGAAAGCCGCCGATGAAGCCAAGCGGATGAGGCAAGAGCAAGAGGCGGCGACACGGAAAACATTCGACCCGTTTTTCAAAATGCAGGAAGAGGCAAACAAGTTACGCGAATCGCTGGCAACTCCGCAAGAGTCGTTTGCCAAAGAGCAGGAGCGGCTTAACGAACTGCTCAACTCGGGAGCTATCGACCAGACGACTTTCAATCGTGCGATGGACCGGGCAAACGAAAAGCTGCGGCAGCACGCCAAAGAGGCACGCGAAGCAGCGGACGCACGCCAGAGACTGAACAACCTAGACGCACCGCAGGGGCTAGTCCGTGGCACCTCTGGGGCTGCCTCTGCCGTCGCCAATTTTCGTTTCAATAACCCGGTTGGCGACGCCCTTTTGCAGCAGATTGTAGACCTGCTACGCGGCGGTCCAGTCATTCGGAAAGCGGGGCTGACCTAATGACAATCACGACCGATAAACTTAGGGCGGACGTTTGCGAAGGCGAAGGCCGCAGCGAGGTTGAAGAGTCGCGCAGCTATACCGTCACGGTTCGTCTTGTGAGCGACGCCGAAGGGGCAGACACGGTATCAGAGGCGAGGGCTTACCTAAAGGCGAACGGAAATCTGCCGTGGTATGGTCGCCGCTGGGGATTCGGAACCGCAAAAGACCCGCTGGCTACCTGCCGAAGCGTCAAGATTACGCGGCTGCACAACGTCTTTGACGTTTACGCCACTTACACCACCGACACAGAAAAGAACGAAGAGAATCCTGACGACAAGGGCAATCCGTCAACCGATCCGTTGGAATGGCGGACGGAAATGGACATCAGCTATTCGCAGACTGCGATGGCAATTGAAAAAGCTAGGTTCCGTGGGTTTTCAAGGCCGGTACAAAATCCGTGGATGATTCCGCAGAGGTTTGGACCATTCGTTCCAATTTTGAATAGCGCACGCCAGCCGCTCGATGTGCAGCACCTTGAAGAAGTTGACGTACAGGTTGTCCGCTGTACATTTAACACCAAAGAATGGGACCAAGAGCGGGCATTTCAATATATTGGCTGCGTAAATGAAAATGATTTTTTAGTGCATATCCCATCCATAAACTTTCGTGCAAATTTTAAGGCAGGAACATGCAAAGTCAGGCAGTACGGCGGTCGGTCGATGTTCAATAACCGCCGGGCATATTGGGCAGTTACGATTGAAATGATGGTTAAGTATAGCGGCTGGCGGTTGCAAGTTCTTGACAGCGGATTCGGAAACCGCATGGCCCCAGGTGACCCGAAAGTCGGCGATCCAGACAACGAAGTTTGGTCGTCGGTTGAGTTGCCGGATTTTGGAAACATCCCAATCGAGCAAGCCGTTGACCAAAACGGTAATCCGATGGCTGTTCCGGGGATGCTAGACGGAAACGGAAAGCTGTTGAAAGCTGGTGAGCAACCAGTCTATCTTGATTATCAAATCTACCCCGAGATCAGCTTTGCTGGCCTCTTTGCACTTGCGAGCAAATAACTATGCCGTTTACAAAAACATGGGGAACCACCGGAACCAATCTTGGTACCGCCACCCTCTGGGAGCCGATCAGCCTACGCTCTGCAGCGTACTCTTGGACCGCCAGCGGAAGCGGAACCAACGAATACTATCTCCGCACGGCGGCAAGCGGCAATCCAGGTTTTGCAGCCCAGCCGAATAACCTGTACATCAACGGATCGAACGCGACCGAGGGCACGGCTGGAAGTCTCACCGCTGGTCAGTGGGACTACGCCGACAATGACACGCTGGGCTACTCGACGATCTATGTGCGGTTGAGCGACGGCACCGACCCGGACACAAAGACGAACGGCTACGTTTCGTTTTACCAGACGCCGCGAGCCACCGAGCATATTCGCTTTCCCTATGGTGCGGGCGACGCTTCCAGTGGTCTGGATTACTCGGCTATCGCTTCGGGCGATGTGATTTTCGACGGCTACGATGGCACGATTGGAGCGGCGACAGGCTACGCCTTTTTCGACCCTGACAAGTTCGAGTTTGAGGCACAATCTGGGCAAGCGTTTATCGACATCGGCGCCGCTGCAATCGCGGTTCAAATCAAAGGAACCGGCTCAGCCGCTGCTGGCGACCGTGGGCTATGGCTTCGCGGTACCGGGATTACGGTGCTAAACATCACCGGCGGCAGCGTAGGCATCGCTGCAAGGGCTGGCGAGCTTTCCACCGTGACGACCGCCCGCGTGCTTAACGAGGGTTCTTCGCTCTGGATTGGATCTGGCTGCGGACTCACGACCTTGCACGTTTGCGGCGGCGAGGTTCGCATTCGAGCGGCTGGGCTTACCACCGTGATTCAGTACGGCGGGACGGTTTACCTCGAAGAAGCCGCCAGCGTGACGACCTACACGCAGAAAGGCGGCACGGCGTACTGGAACAGCACCGGGACAATCGGCACGCTGAACGGCTACGGCGGAACGTGGGATGAGCAGCAGTACGGAGCCGCCAGAACTTGCACAACCACCAACCTTTACAGCGGCAACTGGGCGTTGTTGCTGAATAAGGAAGCCGTCACGCGGACCAACGCCCCGACGATTAACGATTCTCTGATTCTGAATGTGAGCGGCTAAATGGCTGGCGATTTGTTCGGACTCTCGGCGTCAGACCGCGACGTGCTTTTGCGAATGATTGCACGCGAGCGGGCGAACTATTCCGCCAACGTGCGGAACTTGGCGCCAGTGCCTAGGGAAAAGAATATCTGGAAGCCTAGCGCAACACCAAAAGTCGCTTGGCTTAACACGCTCAGAACGTCATACACTTACACGGCAGGCGGCTCGGAAAAAGAACTGCAATTTACTTCGGCATACAACGCAAGCGACGGCGAGTTCGACGTTTTGCAAACAGTTGCCGGAAGCGGTTATTACACAAAGATCGAGCTAACAAAGCCCGGGATTTACGAGACGCACGCCCATATCTCGCTCAGCCCAACGAGTTGGTCTTACACTACGGTTGCCAATTTTCTTGGTGATGCCTTTGACCAAGTTTCGATGAAAATCGAAGCAAAAGACAGCACAGGGGACGTTGTGGACGCTACCCAGAAAAAGCAGTGGGCAACGCCATTGAGCAACTACAAATTTTCTCTTTCCACTGGCGGGATTATGCTTCTCAATATCTTGCCGTCTCTTTTTCCTGTCACCGTTCGCGTGCTGGTTTACAGCGAACTACAGAACTTTGTCGGAGGAACTGTCAGCGGAAATTTCTACGTTAAGTCGATCCGCGAGGCCCTTGATTAGTGCTCCCTCCTCTCCCCATCCAGCACTAGCTCTTGCACATCCCATCTAGTCTGCTTGCCGAACGTCGCCACCCGCCAGCGGATAAGGTAGGGATAGACTGCCCCCGTGCGGTGCTGACCCATTCCGGCGAGTGTGACCATCGGACCATCCAGCGACAATTCCGCCTCGTCCGATATCGCCGTGATGCCGTAGTCGGCCAGCCGCGAGCGGGCGAATGACCTAGCCGATTTCAGCCTGGACGCCCGAAGCTCCGAAAACTCCTCCACGGCTTCGCCCACGGCGGACGACACGCCCCACACCCCATAGGCGATTGCCCCATACATCGCCAGCGAGCCGACCAGCGAGACGCCAACGGCTACAGCGAGCATCCAGCCCAGAACGCCCCAACCGCTGTAAAACGACCTAGGAGGCCCGCGAAAGGCGGGCGGCTGGTACGCCTGCGGCTGCTGGATTACGACGATCTGCGGTAACTGTTCGGGCGGTAGAGATGGCAAAGACACAATATCCCCCTTTAAGGATAGGGTAGCTATTCGCCGGGCTGGAAGCAATCTTGGGCAATCTCTTGACCACGCCGCACACTCCGCCATAATGCGGACATGAAACTCTCTGACCTCATCACAGCAGCCCAAGCGGCGGAAATTCTCGGCCTCAGCAAAGAGCGGGTGTCGCAACTCTGCAAGCAGGGGCGAATCCAGGCGGTAAAGCCTGGGCGGGACTGGGTGATGCTCCGGCAGACCGTAGCGGCGTTTGCCAAGATTGAACGACCGGAAGGCCGACCACCCGGCTAAAAATAATTCCGAAAATTCCCGGTTTTGTTGCCAATCATCTATTGACCAAGCCGAATAGATAGTTAGAATGAAAGGGTACGAAGGACACAACACAAAGGGGAATGAAATGACCGATAAAAAAGCCATCGCCGAACAAAACCTCTCGAACATCTGCGGCACCAAGGTTGAAATCACGGTTCGCGACGACCGGGAATTCACGTTCAGCTTCGATGGTCAGAACGAATCGGCTGTTGCTCGCCTCCGCAAGTTCTTTGGCCTGCAAGCCCGCCTGGAAGTGACGTATGACGCCGAATGCGATTTCACCTGCGTCTACGCCTCTGTCTAACCCACTGACGAGGCCGCTAGGCCGAAACGCCGCAAGGCGTCTGGGTTTTACAAACAAGGGGAATGAAATGAGCACGGCAGAAGTCGAATTCGGCGACCTACTCGGAAACGCAAGCATCGACAAAACGGAACTGGCTTTTATCGAGCTTCTCCGGTTCAGCCAGGAGAACGCGAAAAAGCACGGTCTGACCACTGGGCGCGAAGCTATGATTCTGCAACGCGCCTACCGCGCAATCTCAAAAGAGATCGCCGAGAAAGTTCGGGCAATGGAGGCCAGCCTCCCGAAGCATACAGGCCCCATTAAGTTGGACTAACCCCTCTTCGCCGCCTCCCTGGCGGTTAGAAATTGCATTTCTCCCCCCTCATAATCTCCCGCTCCAAATACCAGCGGGCTTTTTTCAAATCCTCTAAGCGGTCGCCTTTGCGTCCAGCTCTCGCGATGTACTTGACCACGTTGCCAAGACAGAACCCGAGCTCATGCCACCTTGCCACGGTTGGCGATTGAGCTGGAATCGCACTTTGCGAATCAGCGACAGCGTTTCCATCTGCAACTGGTGCAGCGTCATGGTCTTGGCTTTCAACGGTTTTGGTTCTTTGTCGGTCATAATCTCACTCTCCCACGCTCAGCAGCAACCGCCGAAGCTGGCCCATGCTTGCAAATATGCGCCAAAAGCTATTGTGGTTGCAGACATGCCAATAGATGCCCCTGTGTTCAACCTGAACCCGTCCCATGTGGAACAAAGCGCCGTCTTGAAGAAACCCCAACTCCCGCAACCCCGCTTCCGTGATTGGGGCTGGGTCTTTGAGGGCAGCTAGAATTTCATGGCTCGTCGGATCGCAAAACGGCCAAGCCGCGAACTCCTCGCGTAGTTCGGTCATGTTCATTTCAGCCGCTCCATATCTCGCCTCACTTGCTGATCCCAGTCCTTATTGAGTCGATCAAGCTCATCTGCCAAAGCCCGCAGGTCGCTTGCCGATGCTGCTCCACGATTTGAAATCCAGAAGAACCTATACCCGCATTCCAGCGTTGGGAAGTCGCCACGCTCATGGGCTTTTTCGACGACTCGCTTTGCTTCTGGTTTAGCCATAAAATCACCCCTCCAGCGGGCGTAGGAGCTTTGTTAGCTGAACGCCACCAGCCCGGCCAGAATCGTCGAACAGCCAGACCGCGCCGGTGCCGTCGAAGTATCCAAGCCAGCCGTCCTGCCGGTGGTGAAATAGGCGAATAACGAGTTCCTTGTCTTTGCCGAGTTTGGCCGAGTACACCCCCGGCCCCGTAATCCTGAACGGCGGGGCGTAGTGGGCCTCGACGGCAGCAATCTTCTTGGCGAAAAAGCCCGGAAACTCTAGGCAAACAGCGTCAACCAACTCCAGCACGCACTCCGGCATTTCCGGTCGTTCGAGTTTGGCGGTGAGTCGCTGCACTTCGCCGCTCAACTGGTCAATACGGTCCTCCCGCTCGCTGATGGCGTCGGTTTGCGTTGCAGACTCGACTTTGAGCTTGCGGACTTGCTCTTGCAGTTCCGCAATCGTCGCCTGCTGGTCGCTCGGTTCGGATGACTGGGCGGCTTCGTAGGCTTTCCAGGCTTCCTTGATTGTTTCGCCACGTGGTCCAACAATGCCGACGTTCCTTGCGTAATCGGCGACCACGTTTAGCAACCGCTCCCACGCCTCGCCGGTTGGCTGCTCTTTCGCCCCATCGGCAAACGAATACCGCCGCCGCTGGCCGTTGCTTCTCGCATAGCACGGAACCATCTTTGCCAATGCCTACGATCTTCCAGCCGATGGGGTCGCCGTCCGTGTCGATGTCACCCTTTCGCGTCTGCACAATCTCCCAGCACTCGCCGGGAGGGGGTTTTTCTGTGCCGTAGTAACGAAAGAACTGTCCGTCAGCATCACACTTAAATTCGATTCCATTCCACGGGCTGGGCTGCTTAGTGTGGTCGTAAGTTTCCCCGTCCAAGTCAGTCGCCCGCCAAATCGTCTCGCTCATTTCCAGCTCCTTGCGTTAAGCATTGCATCGGCCATCTCGTACGCCGCCTCTGGAATATGCCGAAGCGTGCTGCCAAAGCCTTGGCGAATGTTCTCCATGAACTTGTAGTTGGCCATGATCCCCGCCAATGCCTGCCCCGCAAACCAATCACGCAGCGACATGCCGCATTGCGTAGGGAGTTGCTTGTTGGTTGAGTCGCACGGAAACGCTGGCCCGCCGTCGTCGTTCGTCACTTCCCACGACATGCTTCCTCCTTTATCCGCATCGAAAGTTTCACAGCGTCGAACCAATCGAACGCCAGCCCAGGATTGCACGCCCAGCGGCCCAGCGTGCGAAGGGCGTCGTCCTGGTGCTCGTCATCGAACAGCAGGATGTACCGCTCTGGGCCGCGTGTGTAGATGATGAAGCTCATTCGCCAAAATCCCCCGGACAAATAAACCGCCCGAACGCTCGCCAGAGACGCAGGATGATGTTCATGGTTTGGCCTCCCGTTGGTCACACCACGCTTTTGCCTTTTGGCACGCAATAAGAACAGCGGCGTGAAAGTCGAATATCGCGAGCGTGACGGCTGCTGCGGAAGTGTCTGGAATCTCGACCGTTCGCACAGCCTCGATATACTCGCGCAGCTTTTGCAGGTCCGGCTTCATCGCCTCGCTTCGTTCTTCCCGCGCCATAACAGATTCCGGGTCCATCTCATTCCCCCCCTATTTCCACGCCACCCAGTGCATCGCCGCCGTAGTCAAGAGCGGCAGGAAAATAACGATTGCCCACCACCAGGGCGACACGTCGTGTTGTGAAAGTTCGTCCATTGATTCGGCCTCCTTGCCGCCCGGTTTCGGTCCTACCTCTGCCGGGCCTCCTGTTGATGCGACACCGCTCCTAGCCGGCTGGCGAGTCCGTCCGCCGGCGTCCTGTTGCGATTTCCTACGCCTTGCTGGCTGCAATCCACGCCGCCTTAATGCAGTCGTTTTGCTTGCGGAAGTCAATCCACTTCCGAATTACGTAGCTCTCGTGGTACGGAAAAATGTCGTCGTCGAATTCCACGCCCGCCAGAACGCACCACTCTGCCTCAATCTCAGCAACAAGGGCCGGCCTATGCTTCCGCGTGCTGTTGGCGATGCGGTCGCTTCCCGGCTTTTTCCCCTGTCGAATCCATCGGTCGTAGACGATGCAGATTGCCTTGCAGAGGTTGATCGGATCGGCTTCCTCGAAATAGCTGCCCATCAGCGGAGCTACAGTCTGCCGCTTCGATTCGCTCGGCAATCCATCGCAGGACTGGGACGCAGAACCCGTTCCCGATTGCTCGTCGTCTCGCGTGTTCTCCATACCCGGCAAGTTCTGTGTATCCATCTGGTATCCCCTGTAATCGTTCCCATTCGGTGATCGTCAGCCGCGAAACCATTCCGCCGCATGAGATACCGACTCCTTCCCCACCCTGCCCAGCCCGAAGCGTGGGCACAA